ATAGAGCCGCACGGATATTCTTGTGATTTATGCAGACCATTGCAAGGTAAATTTTATACACTGTCAAGTAAACCAAAAGTATATAATGATATGATAGTACAACCATTAGAAACAGCAATAAAACAAGGATTAAGGCATCCAAATTGTACTCATATACCACAACCTGCTAATGAGTTTCAAAATGTTTCAAATAAATATAGTGGGGATTTATGGAGTGAAAAATATGATGCCAAGCAAAAAAAACAAGCATTAGAATTAAAGAAAAAAAGATTACTTAATGATAATAAAGTTTATAAAGAATTAGGCAATGAAGAAATGATAGATAAAAATAAGCAAAAAATAAAAAAATTAAATGAAGGTATAAAAGAACAAAAAGAAATAATGAATGGTTATTAGTAGGAAACTACTTTTAAATATGTGGTTAGTTGGTAGGCACACCAATCAAAAGGCAATTACCGGTCGACTATTGGAGCATTAACAAGCACAATGATTTAATTGCACATTCTCATATGAGGAGGAAAAAAAATGAAAATTGAGAAATATCTCAAAAACAAAGATATCACATTGACGAATGATGATATCGACACAGAAAGACTTATCAAAGATTTACAAAATGGAATGATAAGTGAAACCGAAGCCACTTCTAGAATTGAAAATGCAAAAAAGGAATGGCAAAAAGAAAGCACAAAGGCTTATGCTGACCTTGAAAGCAAATATAATGAATTAGAAAAAAGAAATGGCGATTTAACTACAAGTTATGCACAATTGAAACTTGAAAATGTTATGACTAGGGAAGGTTTTAAAGAAGAAAACTTTAAAGAAGTTGCACAATTAAGAAGTTCTTTATATGCTGAAGAAAAGGACGATGTAAAAGCCATTGAAGGCATAAAAGAAAAATTTAAGTCAACTTATTTTCCTGAAAATAACAAAACCACTTTTACTCCGGCACCTAATGAAGCAGGGGTAAAAGGAAATCAAAATAATGGTGTAAAAAAAGAAGAAGTTAAAATAACAAGAGATACATCATTAAGAGATTTGATGACATTTAGTAAAAAATAAAAAGGAGAGATGAAAAAATGAATTTTACAGAAGTAAACTTAGATTTACAATCTACAATGAAAAGAATTTATGCTTCACTATTATATCGTTCTAGTTCAATGAAACTTGCAAACAGAAGATATATGGAAGCAGCAAGAACAGAAACACCTATTATTGAGGTTATCAAAGCAACTAACACAACTTTAAATAAAAGAAATAAAGTTGAATTAGTTCAAAGCAATTCAAAACTAGCACAACCACTAGTTCCTGAATTAGCAACTTATGAAAGTGTTAAAGTTGATTTAACAGAATTAAAAATGGATTACTCATTTATGATTAGTCCAGTAGTAATGGGTTCAGGTATTGTAGGAGCAATAGATGACCAATTAGATTTAAAAGATAGTGCTATTGCAACTCAAATTGATACATTTAACTATGGAAAAATAGCAGCAAAAGTTACTGGATCTGCTGATGGTTCACTTGCATTTAGTCAAGGACAAATTGATGTATGGGCTCCAGCAACTGGTGAGGAAGTTATTGAAGAACTTAACCATTTAAAATCAGTACTATTCAATAGAAATGTATATGATGGATATGTTTTAGGACTAAAATCAAGTGCTTATGCTTATTTAGTATCTGCATTAACATCAGTTCTAAAATATGAAACTCGTGTTGGTGTTGAAGGTGTTGATATGGGACAAGTTGCATCTGCTTATGGTGTAGAAATATTCCAAATTAATGACAATGTACTAACTAATGGTGAAGTTGGATACTTTGGAAATGAAGTAGCATTTGTAGCAGACATATTCTTTAGTGCATTCAATACATTTAATGAATATCCTGGACTTCCTGGATACTTTGTATGTGAAGGAAATATCTTTGCTGGTGCAGAAGTTATAAGAAGTGAAGCAATAATCAAATTAGTTGATGCAGTGCCTGCTGTAAGTGCTGGCTCATTTGATGCTGGAACTGCTGGTTCAGCATATAGTCAAGCAACTGCATTTAGTGGAACTGATGTTGATCACTTTGTAGCAAAAGGACTTCCTGAAGGATTAAGTCTAAATGCTGACACAGGAGCAGTTACAGGAACACCTACTACTGCAGGTTCATACGATGTTGTAATCTATGGTGTAGATGAAAACGGAAACTATTCAAATCCTTATTCTGGAACAATTGTAGTAGCAGAATAATTATAAAGGAAGTGAGAATATGAGATTTTTCACGCTAGGAGAATTTATAAAAAAATATGCAGACTATTCTAGTTATGAAATTCCAACTTACTACATTGAAGCAAGTTGTGAGATGATATTCTCACAGATAGGGTTAAGATATAGGGGCACAAGTTGGAATGAAACAAGTGCCCCTTTACCTATAAAAAATGCTTCAATGGAGCAATTAAGATTTATGCTAGAACACGATATTCCTATGGTAGATACACAAGAAATGAAAGCAGGTAGTATGGAGGCACATATTAAAAGTGATTATTCATCATTGGCACTTCGTATGCTTGCTAATAGTGGTTATTTATATAGAGGAAATCCAATAAATACAAATATAGCCATAAATATACCGTTTGGAGATTAATTATGATATTAGTTAACGGACAAAAAGCAAGATTAAGACAATTCAACAGGAGACCTAATGATGATTACTTCGATGACCAAAATTATAGAGATATCATTATTAAAGTCGTTCCTTATGATGTTGATGATAATATTAGATTTGGTATATATACAGTTCCTGAAGCAACAGGTTATTATATGGTAAATAGAAATGTCGATATTAGAGTTGGAGACCAATTAACATTTATGGGAAAATTTGAAAATGTCCACTCTGATATGAAAAGAAGAACACACACTGTTTTAAAAGTACAAGATGACTGGGTATATAATAGAGTAGAAAATTATATCGTGGTGGTTAAATAATGAATGTTACAACTGATTTTAATAAAAAAACTTTTAAGAAATTAGATGAGTTTCCTGATAAGTTTTTATATAGAATAGCAAGACTAACATTAGATTTAACATATCCACATATACCACTATCAAGAGAAGTTAATAGTGGAAGATTAAGAAGTTCATCACTTGCTTATGCAGTAAAAAGTCACGGAAATAAAGATTATTCAATTGGTTCACAAACAGGATATGCAAAATATGTTTGGAATATGGATAATAAGACAACTCATTGGAGTACACCGAACACTGGTAGCGAGTGGTATAAAAATGAATTTAAAAAGAAAGGACAAAGCATTATTAAAAATGCAATAAATACAAGCCTATGACAGATATAGAAAGAAAACAATTAATAGTAATAGATTTCTTAAAAAATTATATAAACAATGCAGAATGGAAAATCAAAGCAGAATATTCTACTAATGACAATGATTTAAAAGTAATAACTGTGCAAGAACAAACAGGGCAAAAAATTTTATGGAAATTGTGATCCTTTATATAATTATTATATGATAGATATATACGGAAATAGCATAAAAGAAGAAAAAAATATGTCATTAAAAATACAACAATTAATAGGAACAAATAATTATGTTGATGTTGTATTTAACAATAAAAATGAAAGATGGCATATATTAGTAAAACAATTTAGCAATTTTCAACCTATTGAATATATGGATATTCGTAGGGTTGGATACAATGCAACTATGCAATGTATAGTGAGTAAAATAAAGGAGGAATAATATGAATTGGTTTTTAAATAATAGAGAAATAATAAAAGACCTTTCTTTAAATACAGGAACAAGCGCAAACCCAGTTTACACTGTTATGTGTACGACAAGTGAGATTGAACTTACTACTGATTTAGAGACAACAGACTTTTATGTTTATTGCGATGCAATTCAAAGAAGTTTAGTTACAGGTGCAGCATTAAGTTTAGATGCAACTGTTAAATTAGATATAAACAATGCTGCAATTCAAGGTTTAATTAGTAAAATACATACACTTTTATCGACAGGAAATGTAGCACAATTCAATAATGAAGTAATTAAATTTTCATTATTAAGTGGAGTTAACGATAATGTTCTTGAATATACAACTTATACAGTACCAGCAGTACTTGTGTTTAGTGATTTAGGTGGTGCTGCTGAAGAAGAAGGAGAATTTGCATTAAATATTAAATTTAATGGAACTGCAACAGTAGTACAATAAAGTCATTAGGGTTGGGGGTTACCCTAGCCCTTATTTTAATATAAAGGAGGTGTGAAATGAATGGAGGAACTATAACTTTTCATTTTAACGGAGACACCAAAAATTTAGACAATGCAGAAAAGAAAGTCAAAGACATTGGCAACAGGCTTGGTTCTATTGCTTCTGGTATAGGAAAAGGTTTTGCAGTAGCAGGTGCTGCTGCTGCTGCAGCCATTGGTGCTATTGCAAAAGCAAGTGTAGATGCTTATGCACAATTTGAGCAATTAGAAGGTGGACTTGAAGCATTATTTGGCAAAGGTTCAGATGAAATGAATAGAATTTTAAAGACAAGTGAAACTGCATATAAAGATTTAACTATGTCGCAAAATGACTATTTAACTTCATTTGAGACAACTTATTCAATAATGAAAAACG